CTAAATTGTTACACCACCTTTCAGCGGATTAAACAAGATTGCAAACTGCAAATAATCGGGGGCGAGATGAGCATACGCCATCGTCTGGTTAATGCTGGCATGTCCGAGTATCTGCTGTAGTGCAACGATGTTTCCCCCGTTCATCATGAAGTGACTCGCAAACGTATGTCGTAAAACATGTGTTGCTTGTCCTGATGGCAGGTCGGGCTTTATTGCCTTCAGTTTTTTCCGGAACGTTTGGTAATCAACTTTGAAGAGCACCCCGGCTTTTCTTGTTTTTACTGCCTGTTCCAGTTCTTCTGATATCGGGATCGTTCGCTGCTTCCCGTTTTTTGTCTTTAAGAACGTCACGCGCCCGTTAATTACTTGTTCACTTTTCAGAGTGGCCGCTTCGCTCCACCGGGCGCCGGTGCTGATACATAACAGAGCGATCCGTTTTTCATCACCTGACAGAATACCCAGCAGATTGCTGATTTCATCCTGTGATAAAAAAGTCATTTCGGGCTGCTTTTCTTTCAGAGGCGGCAAACCGTTTACAGGATTGTCACCGTGAAATATTTCCAGCTTTTTTAATGCAGTCAGCATCCCGGAAAGCCGATACATATCGCGGTTAATGGTTGAAGGGCTGATCTGATCCCTCAGACGCTGGGTGCGGTGCTCAAGCAGAGTGTGCTTATTCAGCCGGTTTATTGCCGGGTCGCCTAATGCTGATATCGTTTTCTTCAGCTGGCGAAGCTCTGCATCACCACTATCACTGGCAGAACCATGATAGAGCCACCACAAATCTAAAAGTTCAGTAAGTGTGCGCCTGTCCTTCTTCGCGCCAGTGGCAGACATGCTTGAAACGTTTGCCATTGTGTACCGTTCAAAAGCAATAGCTTCTGATTTTTTATTGAATTTCTTCCTGATGCGGGTTCCCTGCCGCCCAAGAGGTCTAACGTCCACTAAATATCGACCATCATCGAGTTTCTTAATAGGCATAAGAAAACCCTCCGATGTTGCACAGCGATTGACTGTCTATCCAGTCAATAAATTCATAATGTAGATCTAACCAATTTTCCGCTCTGAGTGGTCTGACGGAATTACGTCTGCACCATCAGGGGAGAGAGTCGGGCTGATTTGTCCTGCCTGTTCAAAGGTTTCACCGATAGTTAACCACATGGCATATTTTTTCATTTTGGGGTGATTTATTACTGCCTCCATCGTTGCAGCTCCTGCTGTTTGGTGTCCGGTTTCGTACTTTTTAATCGTACTTACTGATATCCCTGTTAAATCAGAGAATTGTTGCTGCGTCAGGTCTTCTGACTTCCTGATCGCGAGCAGTTTTTTTGAGTAATCTATTGACATGGTTCTATCCTGAGAACTATATTGGTTCTAAATTAAGAACATTCTTTGACGAGTAAACGCCTACATAGGCATCTAAAAGCCACAGTAAGCAATTGAACCAGAGGATTATGACATATGAGCGAGCAAAACACAGACGGTTATATGCAGGTAAATTACCCGATTGATGCAGTAACACCTCCGAAATTTGCAGAGTTGATCGGAAAAACGCCAGCCGCAGTACAGGGAATGATTGAAAAAAATAAGCTTCCGCTGATCAAATGGACTAACCCTGATTCAAAAGGTGATGTGAAAACACGCGGTGAGAACTGGATTTACATTCCGGAATTTAACCGCGCAATGCGGGACGCATTCCAGAACAGACCAAAAGAATTACGTGACGCATGGCTGCTGTGGGTTGGTTTATGAGTGACAGCCGCTTTCCGTTAGTCCGGTATAAGTCACACTGCTACATATATCGCGGTTTCAATATTTATGTGTTGCCGCGCAACGTGACCAGAAAAATAACGCAGTATCACGTAATGCTGAGTGATGGGGCTGACAGCTTCAATTCATTTGGAAAGGTTGATGCGCTGGCACAGGCGACGGGTTTTATAGATTCATTGTTCGATAAGAAATAACGGCGGTAACTTATGCGTGCAACGGCTGAATTAATTGATATTACATCACAGTTACAGAGTGGAGATATTAATCATTCGCTGGCTGGCGTTAAGAGTTACAAGAATAACGGTATGTCATTTTCTGAAAGGACAGAAAAACTGACAGAGGCCGGGGCATTGCGGACAACTGTTTTTTTCAAAAACAAAAAGGATAATCCAGACAATAGCGAACTTGCCGGATTTATTGAATATATGCGGCTGGCAGATAAAAGAATGCTGGATATGATTTTCTTTCTTGCTGGTTTGGGTAATAAGGAAAGGAAATATACAGATCTTAAAAAAGAGGAAAAACAGCAATTAATTATTGCCATTAATAAAATAAAGTCACTAACGGCATTAATGCCGAAAAACATTTCATACCCGATTTAAATATTGACCAAAAAAAATGACCTTAACCGGTCAGGGCTTTTTATTACCTAAATAATGAGGTTTTAAAATGAAATCAATTCCGGATCCAATATTCACCCCTGTAGCTGAAAACATCAAAGCCAATCGCGAAGACGAGCGCAAAACTCTGATGAATGGTTTTGCCGGTCGTTTACGCACCATTTCATACAAAGCATTAAGCCAGAAAATGACACCAACAGAAATCTATCACCTGCTCAATGGTGAGGCTGACCGTATCGAAAACGAAGCGGGAGAGCTGAACCATGTCTGACGAAATCGACCGCGCCAATGACCATGCTGCGCTTGTGCTTGAAAGCCAGATAGCAGCCGCCCGTATTACTGCTGCGGGTGTGTCCGCGTTTGAATGTGAGGGGTGCGGTAAGCCAATTCCTGAGCCACGTCGCCGCGCTGTGATCGGCTGCACCATGTGCATTGATTGCCAGGAAATTGATGAACTGAAAAACAAACATTACCGGAGTGTGTGAGATGAATATCCGCTGCTGTATTGGTTTGCATAAATGGACTGTTTTAGAAACGTTCTATTGGGATATGACAAGCGAAGTATCTTTTGCCGAACTTAAATTAGGCTGCTTGTGTTGCGGGAAGACAAAAGTTGTAAGAAGGAAAGTTGGCAATGAATAAAACAATCCTCAAATGGGCGGGTTCAAAAGTCGGCATTTTGGAACAGCTGCGCCCGTACCTGCCAAAAACAAAACGCCTCGTTGAACCGTTCGCAGGTTCCTGTGCTGTGATGATGAATACTGACTATGAGCAGTATTTAATTGCAGATGTGAATAACGATTTAATTACCATGTATCAGCAAATAGCGTCAGATAATATTGATGAGGTTATAAGAACCGCATACGGTCTTTTTGAATTAGAGGCTGTCGAGTCGGGTTATTATATAGAGCGCGATTTTTTTAATAAAAGTAAACATGTATTGCAGCCAGAGTATATCGCCGCGTATTTCATATATTTAAACCGTCACTGTTACAACGGATTGTGCCGCTACAATCAGAAAGGTGGTTTTAATGTACCGTGCGGAAATTATAAAAAAACATACTTTCCGGAAGAAGAGATCCGCGCCTTTGCTACGAAAGCACACAAAGCTGATATTAAATGCCAGGGCTGGGCGGCAACGCTGTTACAGACCTGTGCCGGTGACGGTATTTATTGTGATCCCCCTTATATGGGCACCGGTTTTACCCGGTACCACACCGAAGGTTTTAATGATGGTGATCAGGTCGCTCTTGCCGACGCGTTGCAAGCCATGCATGCCACCAAAGGCAATCCGGTCACAGTATCAAACTCGTTGGCAGCAAAAGAGCTGTATGCAGATTTAGGCTTCACCATCCACGAAATAGAAGCACCACGAAAAATATCGGCGAACGGAAACAGAGAAAAAGCACCTGAAATTATTGCTGTGCTGGGCGGTTGCTGATGGAGCAGTTAACACCCATCGATTACGCCTATGTTAACGGCGACAAGTGGGAATATATCGGCACCGGGGAACCGATGCCGATTTTCACGTATAACAAAAATACCAACGAATATCTGGCCGGTATCTATAAAGAACGTCAGTTATCAGACCCGGCTGAAATGCAGGCGTATGTATCGCAGCATGTCCGGTCAAAGGCGCTGGAAGCTCACATTAGAAATGCGGTTGAGCAGGCTAAAAAAGAATGGAAAGAAGAGTGTGACGGATGGGTTAAAAGCCCGGAAACGATAGAGGCCAGATTACAGAAAGAGCCTTACTTTATCCGTGCATGGTATGAACGGCGGCTCTCCTGGCTGAAACGCAGTCGCGCACAAAAACACAGTGATGCTTTCTTAACGAAAACCGTTAAGCAAGCCTTATTGCGTCTGACAGAAACACGAAAACATCACACTGTCCGGCCTTATAAACTCCTGTCAGCTTACTATCAGAATCTGTATCCGCATCTGCCGGGCATGGATAAACCGCGCATTAAAACCCTCGCGAATGAAATCGCCGCCCGTGTTGCTGAGATGCTTGATACTGAGATGGAACGTCTCGGCGGAATGGATAAAGTATCTGAAAAAGATGTCATTGATGTGTACCGGATGCTTGCGGCGGAGGTGTTTTCTCTGCGCGTGAACGTGCCGGGATGGCAGGCGCTGAAGCCGAAAAAAGACCGGTGCGGACGTGACAAGCTGCCGCCGGTTGATCCTGCATTCAGTGAAATAGCCAGAATGGTCAGTGCGGATTGGTGGGAGCGTCAGTTATGGCGGCTGCGCTGCGACTGGCGCGAAGACTTATTCCGCGCGAGTAATCAGGTTCACAGAAAGGCACATCCGTATATCAGCCAGGACGGAATGAAAGAGTTCACTGAGCAGCGGCAGCGCAACAGTGAGTTTTTCCGTAATCATGAGCTGGAAGATGAAGACGGGAAACGCGCCTCACTTCAGGCAATGGTACTCGGTAGCGTCAGTAATCCGGCATTACGCCGCAATGAGCTGATGACCAGAATGCAGGGCGTTGAATTTGTGGCACAGGAACGCGGGGACGTTGGCGTATTTTATACGATCACCTGCCCGTCACGGTATCACGCCACCAATCATAAAGGCCGCATGAATGATAAGTGGGATCATACCCGCCCGCCGGAAGCGCAGCGTTATTTATCCAAATTATGGGCGAACATCGGTTCAAAACTCGGCCGTAAAGGGCTGCGAGTGTACGGATTCCGCGTGGCGGAACCGCATCACGATTCAACGCCGCACTGGCATTTACTGCTGTTTATGCGCCCGGAAGAAAGAAAAGAGATCACCCGCATCATTCATACCTATGCGACGAAAATGGATAAAGAGGAATTGGTGCCGGATGCCCGTGCCCGGTTTAATGTTAAACGGATGGATCCGCGTAAAGGCAGTGCAACGGCCTATATCGCTAAATACATTTCAAAAAATATCGATGGTTACGCGCTTGATGGCGAGCTGGACGATGAAACCGGCAAACCTCTGAAAGACACCGCAAAATTTGCGACAGCATGGGCGAGCCGTTACCGCATCCGTCAGTATCAGCCCATCGGGCAACCGCCGGTCACAGTGTGGCGCGAGCTGCGCAAACTGAATAACCAGCTTGTATCAATCCTGATGCAGAACAATCAATACGACCCTAAAAAACCACTTCTGGCCGACAAGGCTATGGACAACATTCTCGCTGCCGCCGATGTGGGCTGCTGGGCGTCATTTGTTGACCTGATGGGCGGCGTGCTGACGCCGCGTGAAAACTATGTCATCGGCATCAGATATGAAGACAAAGACGAGCCAAACGCCTACGGCGAGATAGTCGAACGCATTTACGGCATCTATTCCAGAATTGCGGGTGAAGCGTCAACAGTCTGCACCCGATCCAAAAAATGGAAAATTGTCCCTAAAAAATCAGGCAGCACAGAAGCTGAAGAACAGGGCACAGATACCACAGACAAGGGGTCTTTGGTTTTTCTTGGCGGCTTTGCCGCCCCTAGGAGTTCTGTCAATAACTCTCCGTTAGCTGAAATTTTAAACAAAAACGGGAGAGGAATTAACAGAACGGCACCAACGGCTCAGTGTGTGTTTACGGTTGGGAAAGAAAGCGTTTCAGAGGGTGGCGATAACTCGCAACCAACTAAAAAACGCAAGAAAAAACAGCTGAGTAAAAAGGTATTGCGTGTAATTACTGAAGGTATTGCGTCAGTAAATACAGATTTGACTCAGGAGCAGGCCGAAAAGCTGGCCGCAGACGGCAGTATTGAAATCGGGTCAGAGCGCTACTTCATTTCACTGAACGGGAGATGCCTGGACAATGGCCGAAGAAAACAGCCACTGAGCGAACCGAAACCGCCGGTTTGTGTGCCGGGTTCATCGCCGGTAACACCAGAAATAACCAGGTTAACAGAGCAGTTGGTGCAGTTGGGCGGATTAATTCAGCTGACGGGTATCACAACGCCGCCGGAAGCACTGGCACGTCAGTTACTGGCAGGAAAACCACTGATTTTACGTGATGAACATTATTACCTTGAAAACGGTGTGATAAGGGTGATACGGACTGCTGCCGCCCACCAAAAGCGGCAGCAGTTAGTTGCAGCGAGGTTGCAGGAAAAAGAGGTTAAACGAGAGCAGAAAGTTGCTGAATTATTGAAACGAGTTGAAAAAATAGCAATATCAATAAAGTAGGAGTAATTCCATATTAAAAGGGGAGTGTATGGTTGTATGAGGTATTAGTGCTATCTTCACTGTATTTATATACAGTATTGATATTTGTGTTATACTACGTACAGAGAATATTGTTACGTCAGGGCGTCGTGCCGTGTAGTGTTTTAAGCGAAGTTAAAACACAAGATGTAGTTGCATTCTGTAAAGATGTCTCAAAATTGAGTGATTTGATTGAAAAATTAAAGTTTTTCTTATAAAAATAAGAAAAACTATGTGAATTCGGCGAAGTGAAAATATGAGTAGGAGGACGTATGACAATTGCATTTAAAGTTAATATGCCTATGTCCGGATCGAAAGAAAGGCTTAAAAAAGCCCTAAAAGATAATATCAATGATATTACTATATCTGATAACGGACGGGTTTCTATCCGAAGAGAGATTCTCTTAGACGCTGTAAAGCGTGAGTTCGATAAGATAGATAATGGTGGTATTGCAGTTGACGGCCTTAAAACTAAGATGGTGAAGGTAGGCTAATGTAATGAATACTATTGTATTAGCAATTGCTCTAATTAGTGGTTATGTTTACGTTATTAATGCAGTATCAGAAAGATATAAATTTAAGCGTTCCGAAGGTTGGGACGCTTATTTTTATATTGCTATATGGGGAGTGTTTTTCACTATCATTGCTTGGGTTATATGTTCAATTTTAAGTATCTTTGATGTGCTGAGATTGACATATAATTTTCTTATATCAATTGGGCTTATTGACAATGAAACTATTAATAGAATTTTTCCATTGTCACAGATTAGTAAGCCAGTAGGTTCAGCGCAATCAATTTCTGAAATAGAAAAGCAAGCATATTATTTAAAACTGGCAGATATAAAATTTGCACTATTCGGTGTTGTTTCGATTTTGTTATCTTGGGTGACAGGTAAGTTAGTTAAATTTTATATAAATAAAAATAATAATCGTCGTATTGAAGCGTTAGTCAGAGTTGTTCATAACGATCCATTTGAAAGTTTATTAATAGAAGCCGAAGTTAGACGGTTTCCGGTAATCATTACCCTGAGTTCAAGAAAAATATATGTTGGTATGGTTTCATGTCCTCAATTTGAACATGGAAAAATTGAATTTATTGAGATACTACCATTGTTAAGCGGGTATCGTGATAAAGATGAACTGACTGTAACGATTACGACAAATTACAAAAGACATTATATAGAAAGTGGGATTATTAATGGACTAGGTGATAGTCAATTAACTCTGGATGATTTTCGGACATTGATACCGAAAAGTGATATTGAAGGAATTTCATTCTTTGATACATCAACATACTCAAAATTTAAAGATGATGAAAAAAAAGATAAAGAAGAATGTAGTTCTTTGAGACAAAATTTCATGCCTCAATCAAAGCAAGAATAAATTGACGTGAAAATTTAATAAGAACCGCGGACACCGGCGGTTTTTTAGTAAGATTAAGATAAAGCCCGCAAAGTTGCGGGCTTTTAAGTGGCCGGTGCTGAATTTCCGGCATTCAGTCCTTTCGGATTGTCTCGCGTTATATCTGCGTTTAGGCCGCTTGAGAACCCCGCAGCGGGCGAACATCAGCCTGTTCATTCACCGATTTAATTATAGTAAATTTAGGTGTGAAAATCACCGCACAAATACGCACACTCCTGCACAATTTCCGGTTCACATAAAATACCGCGCAAGCCCTGACGGGCTGCGTGTTGCCCCGGTGGCAAAACCTGCACAAAAAAGCACACCTTTTGTGTGGGGGCGAGGCGGGGGAGCAATCGCGCGCTGAGGGGGATAGGGTGCAGCTCTTTCTCCGTGTGTCCGGCACATGAAAAAGGCGCATTTCTGCGCCTGTTTTACAGGGTGTGCGGGCGTGGCAGGTGAAAACAAATGGCAGGGTATCAATGATGGTCGGCGCGGCGTGTGATGGGTTACGCTGCGCCTGATACGGGGTGATTATTTACTTTGCGCCGAGGGCTTCAAGCAGGGCGTACTCATTGAAGCGCACGACCTCTTCACCGACCCAGTCATTCACGGATTTCAGGCTCTGCATGATTGGCATCAGCTCATTGATAGAAAAAACTTTCGCCGCCTTTTCCACATCCCCGAAGCTGCCCGCGCCGGTCGGTACGATACCCATCAGCTGCGGCGGCACACGGTGCATAGCAAGCAAATCATCACGGGTGGCATCTTTCACGTTCATAAATTCATCTTTGGCCGCTATCTGGCTGAACGGCAGGATCTGAATGCCGTCCTTTTTCCCGTTGGCCGAATAAACAAACAGGTTCTTGAAAGCCCCGTCACGGCGTGATTTCTGCAATGCGCCTTTCAGATCCTCAACGCCGTTCGGGTCGGCCAGTGCGTCATTAAGATAAACAATCACCCCGGCGTGTGAGCCGTTCTCATAGTAGTTGACCCGGAATGTGGTTGCCGATTTATTGAGTTTGGCGGATATCAGCCCGGCCAGATATTCCGGCAGCCCGTAAATCTCCTGGTTAATATCCGGATTGATCAGGTGGAAAACATCACCTCGCTTAAATTCATGTGCATCCTGCCATGTCTGAACGAAATAATAGGTGTCCAGGTCAATCCCGCGCCGGGTGTATTTCGCCGGTGATCGTTTCAGTTGCAGCAGTCCGCCGAACAAATTACGACGGCGTTCAAGATATCCGTTTCCGAATACAAGATAATCAAGAACGTAGGCGTTCATTTCCTGATAGGACAGGGATTTATGCGGGATAAAACAGCTCATGATAACGTTGCGCTTAAACAGCAGCGGTGATTCATGATGTACCGCTGAACGGAATGCGCGGGCGATGCTGTAGAAGTCTAACGGCGTTTCATACCACTTATCGGTTTTCGCGCACTCCATGCAGTCGAGCAGGTCATAAGCACCGGTGACCGGCACAGGATTATCAAAGGTGAATGCAGCACACTGCTTGTCAGCGGGTAACTCTGCTTTGTTGGTGACGGGCAGTGTTTTCTTTTTTTTCATGGTTAAAACTCCGATACGCAGGATCCGCTGTCTGCGGATTCACTGCCGATAGGTTCAGCGTATAAAACGTTCATAACAGACCAGGCAATATCCCCGTGATCAACACCGCGTGTGCGGTCTGACGCATAGGTGACAATGCCGCCCTGTGTGATAACTTTTTTGATAGTCATGAAAGACGACGGGATCTGTGATGCCCCGGCATCATATTCAATGCGCCCGTTGCGGATAAGCATCTGCGCTTTAAGCACCATCATCCGCTTGACCTGCGGGGTATAACGGATGCCCTGTACTGCCGGGTAGAATTTTTTCACCAGCTCATACACGGCTTCACCGGTACCGCCGGTAATATCAATGTTGATCCCCTGTACGTTGTAGCGCAGTGTCAGTTTTCTGATTTCTTCAGCCTGTTTTTCAAAGGCCATGCCACGGAAGCGCAGCGCCTCGACAACCCGCCATTTCCCGCCGGGAACGGCAGGCGGGGCGAGCACAGCGAGGCCGAGGCCGTCACCATTGCCGCCGGTGCCGGTCGGGTCGGCACCGATGCGCACCGGTTTATTACCGAGCGGCCTGTCGGCGTAAGGCTTCCAGTCCGGCCAGACATCACGGTTATAACCATCAACACCACGGTAAATAAGGGCGTTATAGTCGAATGCCCGTTCACCGGCTTTAACAAACTTACAGTTATAGAGGTTTTCGAGATCGTCCGGGGTGTTCTCGCTTTCGATATCCGCCAGTGATATCAGGTCAAACCCGCTGTTAATCGCATCATGAATAGTGACAATCTGTCGCCAGATATTATCCCCGCACAGCACACCGTTTTTCAGGGTTTTGTGTGTGGTATCAATGCTGATTTTTTTGGATTCAGGCCGGGATTCATTGAAGAAGTCCCCTGTCCAGAACGGATAAGCCTCATGCTCTTCAGATGATGGGGTAGAGAAATAAGTCCGGCGTAATCCGACCTGTGAGGCCATAGCCGCCGCCACTTTGCGCAGTTCGGCGAAGTTAGCCACCCAAAAGAACTCATCAAAATAGAGATCGCCGGTATAAGACTGTGCGGATGCCGCAGCAGTACCGAGAAAATAGAATGTTGTACCGGTGGACAAAATAATTTTATCCCCGCCTTTCAGCTCCACGCCGACGAGCCGCGCGAGGGCGATAATGAAGCCTTTAAACTGATGCGCCTGTGCCCGGCTGGCTGACAGGAATATCTGGTTATTGCCGGTTTCCAGTGCGTGCAGCAGTGCTTCCCGGGCAAAATACCAGGTCGCGCCGATTTGCCGTGATTTTAAAATCATGCGGTTACGGCGGTTTTTCTGCTTAAACCACTTCTTCTGATGTTCAAACAGCGGTTCCAGAGCCAGCTGCCGGAGTTGTTCGATCTGCTCTTCGGTAAAGTGGTTCTTCGGCGTCTTCGGCTTCTTCTCCTTCTCCTGCTTATCGCTTTCTTTGTTCAGCCGCGCCATCTGACGGCCGAGAAAATCCATCACTTTAAAATCGTGCGCGGTCAGGTCTTTTTTATTGAGGATCCGCAGAATGCGGACATGCATCTCATCACTGACGCGCTGAACAGGGTGGGTTTCATCCCATTTATCCCGTCTGCGCCACGAATAGAGCGTGTTGGCGCTCACACCGAGGTGTGACGCTATCTGTGAAATACTGTACGCCTGCCAGTACAGGCTTTTCGCTTCCGACCGCGGATCGCGCTGAGAGTCAGTTATCATGCGTCAACTTTCCCACATCGCGCGCGTACACCTCCACGGGTTTCACTTGTCACACCGATGTCACAAGGCAAAGCTTTTGAACCGGAAACAAGCACTTGCGAAGATACAGACACACAGAATTGTCGTTATCTCCGGAGTGAAAACCCATGCCAGAAGACAATAAAAAACTACAGGTCATCGTCTGCACCGAGGGCGGCACGTTAAACGGCTTTGCTGTCACGCGTGACCAGATTCAGCAGATGGCTGACAACTATAATCCGCAGCTGTACGCCGCGCGTATCAATCTGGAACACATCACCAGTGTGTTACCTGACAGTACATGGCGTCATTTTTCCATGATCGATTCTGCCCGTGCATTTGAGTTACAGGATGGGCCGTTAAAAGGAAAACTGGCGCTGGAAATCTCCGCCACCATTGACCCGGTCAAAGACGCACCATTAATCGCCCTGAACGAAAGCGGCCAGAAGATTTTCTCCAGTATCGAATTTTTACCGGATTGCCCGAATGACGCGGCGAAAGGTGCCTATCTGACCGGTGTTGCGCTGACTGATACCCCGGCGGCATTCGGCACGCAGGTTATCACCCTGAGTAACCGTGAGCGCGGCCTGCCGGAAGATGCGAAAAATACCTATACCGCATCACTGGAAACTGTCGTGAAGATGAGCGCTGCCGAAAAGCAGCAGGCAGAGCAAAAATCACTGGCAGCTGAATTTCTCGACGGCCTGAAAAAAGTGCTCGGTTTTCAGCGTGAAAACAGCAATCACGACATTGCCGCGTTGCAGGAAGGTATCAACCTGACCGCGAAAACCTGTGCAGAGGCGTTAACGGCCATGCAGAAACTGACTGCCGAAAAAGAAACGCTGTCAGGTGAAGTCGCGACCCTGAAACAGGAATTATCCGCCCTGAAAACGCAGCTCGGCGGCACTGACGCGGATAACGAACAGCGCCAGCTTTCCACCGGTAACGGCGGTTACGTTCAGTCTGAATTTTAAGGAAAAACTGATATGTCATTAACACCTGAAGCAAATAAAGCGTATCTGTCCTACCTGGACAATCAGGCGCGTTTAAACCATGCCGTCCGTGACGGTAAATCACTGCAATTTTCTGTTGATCCGTCAGTGCAGCAGAAGATTGAAAAGGCCGTGATGGAAAGCAACCCTTTCCTGAAAGAAATCAACTCATTCGGTGTGACTGAACAAAAAGGGTCAACGATTCTGATTGCGTCAAATCAGCCGATTGCCAGCCGCAATACGTCAACCACTGACCGCCGCGAGCCTGCACAGGCTTTCGGGATGGAAGAAAACACTTACGCCTGTGAACAGACCAATTTTGACTCAATGATCCCGTATACCCAGCTCGACGCCTGGGCGGGTCACCCTCAGTTTCAGAGCCTGATTAATCAGCAGATTATTCAGCGTGAAGGGCTTGATCGCCTGATGATTGGTTTTAACGGGGTTAAGTGTGCGGTGAAATCAGATCGTCAGCAAAACCCGTTACTTCAGGACGTCAATATCGGCTGGTTACAGCTTGTGCGTGAACGGGCACCGCAGCGTGTGATGAAAAACATCACCCTGACTTCGCGTGACGAGGACGGGAAAATCATCAAAAAAGGCCGTTACGCCAATATTGATGCCGTTGTGTATGACGCAGTAAACAACCTGATCGATCCGTGGCACCGCAACGCTGCCGGGTTGGTGGCGATTGTCGGCCGTCAGCTGGTCACACAGAAAAACTTCAAAATCATCAATCAGCACAGCCAGCAAAACCCGAATATGGAACTGATGGCCGGTAAAGAACTGATGAAACTCAGCAGCGTAGGCGGGATTCCGTCTGTTCAGGTGCCGTATTTCCCTGACGGTGCTGTGTTAATCACCACCATGAAAAACCTGTCCATTTACTGGCAGAAAGGCAAGTTAAACCGCTTCATTAAAAATGAGCCGGAATATAACCGTATTGCCACCTATGCACAGAGTAATGACGGTTATGCCGTGGAAGATTACGGCCTCGCCTGCCTGATTGAAGGTATCACTTACGCCGAAGCTGAGAGCGGCGGCGAATAACATTGTCACAGCCGGTGCCGCCGGGCACCGGTGTTTATCGGGGGATATGCAATGCAACAGTTAACACCTGCTCAGGAGCACTGGCAAAGAGTCATGGCAGAGCGCCGGGGCAGCGAACAAACAACCGCAAACATGACGGCATACGAGCAGATCCTGCATCGTCTGCGTCACGATCAGTCACGCCTGAGCGATATTCAGGGAACTGAGTTCAAAATTGAGTACAAGAAAACGGTGCTTGACCAGTACGAACCGTGGATTGACGGCGTTATTGCGGCCAATACCGGCCAGTCAGATGAGGTTTTTACGACCGTTCTGGTCTGGCAGATTGACTGCGGAAACTATGACCGGGCGCTGGATATGGCAGGTTACGTGCTGGCACACAATTTACCGCTGCCGGAACGCTACAACCGCACACCGGCGGTGATGGTGATTGATGAAATCTGTGATAAAGCGCTGACCCTGTTTTCTGCCGGTGTCGGTGCTGACCAGCTGATCCCGCTGCCGGTACTGGAACGCGTCAGAACACTGACTGAGTACCATGATGTACCAAACGAAGTACAGGCAAAACTCTGTAAAGCACTGGCGTACACACTGCGCCTGAGTAAGCAGCCGGAAGATAAATCCCGGGCGCTTGAGCTGTTACAGCGTGCGCTGCTGCTGCACAGCAAATCCGGCGTGAAACGGGATATTGAACTGCTGCAACGGGAGCTGAAAAAAGCGGACGACAGTAAACAGGACGCTGCGCCGGAACCGGAAAAGAAATCGGCGAAAAATACCGGCACAAAACCAAAGCCGGGCAGCGCTAAAAAGACAGCCACGGCGCGGAAAAAAGCCGCGTCATAACCGAATGCACCCCCGTGTGCCACGGCGGCACGATGAGGCGGGGTTAATTACTGTGTCCTCATCGTCCACCGCCGTTTTTTTACCGAGGTGATCCCATGAGCGGATTAGTCGCACCCAAGGCCGTTGCGCCGACCGATGAAACGACAGATATCAGTGACAAGGGCGTTGTGGTGACAACCATCCCGTTTTACCCGGATATCACATTGTCTGATCTGCGCTGGGCTATGCGGGTTAACGGCACCGTTACTACCGCGAGACTGAAGCACGCAGCTACCAGTGCCGCCCTGTATGTCAATGACCTGCTGAAAGAATGGCAGGCAGCGCAGACAGCGGAAACGCTGGGTGATGTGCCGTCAACACCGGTCAACGACGAAACCCAGCATTTGTTTTTATACCGCCAGGCGGTTTACAGCTTCACAAAGTCATATCTGATTGAAAATTATCGTGATATCGACACAACCCGCGAAGGTGAAAAACACGCGGAAGCCCTGAGCACGCAGATTGATGATCTGCGCCGTGACGGACAGAACGCCGTCCGTGACCTGATGGGGCTGCGGCGCATGGTGGCGGAGCTGGCGTAATGAAAGTACAGGCACAGCAGGGCGATACCGTGGATTTACTCTGTTACCGGCACTACCGGCGCACGCAGGGAGTCGTCACGCAGGTGCTTGATGCGAATCCGGGTCTGTGTCTGGCAACCGTTTTACGTCCGGGGCAGTGGGTGGAAATGCCGGATATCACCGAACCGAAACAGAAAGATACCGTTCAATTGTGGGATTAGGGATGGACGAATTACACAGCAGACTCACCTATTTTTTCGCCACCGCCGGTGCATTTTTCTCCGGATTCTCTCTGTTTGAATGGGGATTTTTGATCGGTCTGGTTTTCAGTATCGGCCTTGGTGTCATGAATTATCTGCTTAACCGGCGTTCACAGCAGAAACGCACTGAAATATGGGCGGATTATGTGGAAACCCTGAAACAGCAGGGTATCAGCAGCGGATCCGCAAAAGATTTCATTACCGCACCGAAACAGGAATTGTGATGCAACAGAATAACCTGAATGTATTCAGCAAAGTAATGATCGGCTTGTTGCTGGGTGGTGCCGGAGCGACGGCCATTGTCGATCAGTTTCTGGATGAGAAAGAAGGTAATTCGCTGACCGCGTATCAGGACGGCGGCGGTATCTGGACTATCTGCCGGGGCGTGACCCGGATTGACGGCCTGCCGGTAAAGCGCGGTATGACACTGACAGCGGAGCAGTGCGCCAAAGTGAACCGTATCGAGGCTGAAAAGGCGGTGCAGTGGGTACTGCGTAATGTGCATGTGCCGCTGAATGATGCACAGATTGCCGGTATTGCCAGTTTTTGCCCGTATAACATCGGCCCGGGGAAATGTTTCACATCCACATTTTTCAAAAAACTGAATGCCGGTGATAAGCGCGGTGCCTGTCAGGAAATAAAACGCTGGATCTATGACGGCGGCAAAGACTGCCGGAAGACCAAAGGGAAGAAAAACGGCTGTTACGGTCAGGTGCTGCGCCGGGAACAGGAAGCCGCGCTTGCGTGCTGGGGTCTGGATGATGAATAAGAGCGGCTTTTCGACCTATGCCATTGTCGGCCTGTTACTGCTGACTGTCGGCGGGAAATGGTACTACGACAGAAAAATCGCCGTACTGACTACCACACACCAGACCACATTAAACGCGCTGACGCTGGCAGCGAAACAGCAAAGTGATGCGGCAGCGGAACGGATGCGGACAGCACAGCGTAAAGCCGCAGAACTGGACACCAGACACACAGGAAAACTGAAAGATGCGCTTGAGGAAAATAATCATCTGCGTAATGCCGTTCGTGATGGTGCTCGCCGGTTGCGGCTCACCGGTGCCGACCTTGCCACCTGTGAATTGTCAGCAGGCAGAAATACCGGCAGCAGCAGCGTGGGCGATGGAGCCGAAATCCGACTCACTGAAAAAGCTGAACGAACTGTTTTCGATATCAGAGCCGGAATCATCAGCGACCAGGCAAAATTAGATTATCTGCAATCCCGGGTCAGGGAGTTAGAAAAACAGTGCAGGATATCACCATGAAAACAGTCTGTTATGTCATTGGCACCCTGGTTTTTCTGGCCGTGTTTCTGATTTCATCGGTCTGTCTGCTGACAGATAACAGCTGCGGTACTGACCGTAAAAGCCTTGAAAAGCGCTGTGTCAGTGCGATTAACCACTACAGGGGGCAATGATGCTGAAACCGAAGTTACTGCGGGAATTTCTGACGGCGCGGGAGCCGCGTTTTCAGCAGAACCCGGAATCACTGGAGGTCTACGCCTCAGAGGGAAATCTTATTGCCACCGGGAAGCCGGGAAATTCATTCATGTACAGCTACAAGCTGAATCTGCTGGCAATGGATTACCCGAACTCCCTGGATGATTTGATGCTGCCGGTGCTGAAGTGGGTGCGGGAGCAACAACCGGCGCTGATATTTAACCCGGATAAACGCGAGGGCGGGATCCGTTTTGATGCTGACATTCTGGACAACGACACAGCCGACATTCTGATTGTACTGCCCGTTACCGAGCGTGTTGTTGTTGAGGGCGGAGACGGAGAAGAAACCGTAACACATCTGCCTGAGCCGGAATTTAAACCGCGTCAGGTGTAAGGGGGTAGCGTGAGTAACGAAACCGCGTTGTTTTCACAGCTGGATGCCGAATTATCGCGGCTGCTGTCAACGACAAGCCCGGCATACCGCCGCCGGTTGTCGGCAAAACTGGCAAAGGCTATCCGGGCAGACCAGCAGAAACGGATCCGCAGTCAGCAAAATGCGGACGGCTCACCTTACCGGGCAAGAAAAACACAGGTGCTGCGGTCAAAGCGGGGCGTTGAATTTCTGTATAAGGGCGAAGTCCGCCGTCTGCGGGGCTGGCGTAACACCAGGGGGCGTAACGGTCGGATGATTACCGGCTATGACGAAGAGCGCGGCGCGGTACGGTCATTCATGCGGAAAGATATTGAGCGCTTTCTGTCAATCGACCTGTCAGAAACCCGCCGCAGCACAAAGCGCGGTGATCCGATGTTTAAGCGGCTGCGCACTGCCCGGTTTTTACGGGCACAGGCTTTTCCGGATGCCGCTGTTGTCGGGTTTCAGGGTAAAGCTGCCGCCATTGCCCGGCAGCATCAGTACGGCCTCACCGGTGCCGTTAACGAGCTGGCGCGGACGCAGTACCCGAAACGTGAATTACTCGGCCTGTCGCAGTACGAACTCGCCGGGCTGCTGGAACTTATTTATCAGGACTTGGTGAACTCACGATGACACTGAACGAACTGGAACGCCTTATTTCCAACCTGTTACGCGTGGGCGTGGTTGAAGAGGTGAACACTGAAAAAATGGTCTGCCGGGTCAGAACCGGGGACATTCTCACTGACTGGATCCGCTGGGGCACTGACCGTGCCGGAGCGGGGCGGTCATGGTGGGCGCCGGTTGCCGGTGAGCAGGTCATTATCGGCGCTGTGAATGGTGAATTAACCACGGCCTTTGTGCTGTGTTCGTTGTACAGCGACAAAAACAGCGCACCGAGCCACAGTGTGCAGGCTATGCACAAAACATTCAGTGACGGTGCTGTGATCGAATACGAGCCGGAAACCGGTGAATTAACGGTGACCGGCATTCAGAAAGCCACGGTGAACGCCGCGCAAATAATTGATGCCACCGCCCCGGAAGTGACAGTGACGGCCAGCACGCAGATTAATTTTAATACCCCGAAAGTGGTGTGCTCAGACAACCTGACGTGCGCGACCCTGAATGTGGAAAAAGGCGGTGAAATGACCGGTGATTTTACTCATACCGGCGGCAGTATTAAATCTAACGGTGTCACGCTGCATACCCATAAACACGGTGGGGTAGAGCGGGGCAACAGCAATACGGACACACCGGTATGACATACAGCGGCTTTGATAAAAAAACGGGTATGACCATCAGTGACGATGCGCATATTACGCAGAGCATGTACGACATTCTGCACACGCCGATCGGTTCCCGCGTGATGCGCCGTGAATACGGTTCGTTACTGTCAGAGCTGATTGATGAACCGGACAATAAGACAACGCGCCTGAAAGTCATGAGTGCCTGCTATATGGCGTTAATGCGCTGGGAGCCGCGTATCAGCCTGCAACGCATTGAAGTAAAACCGGACGAAAACAACGTACCGACCCTGTATTTTCAGGGCATAAAAACCGATAACCAGCCGTTTACGGCAGAAATTCCCCGGGGGTAATCATGCCAACCATCGACATCAGCCAGTTACCGCCGCCGGACGTGATCGAAACATTAGATTTCGAACAGATTTTCACTGAGCGTAAAGCCGCATTGCTGGCCTCTCTGCCGGAAGAACTGCGAACGCCGGTCGCCCGTGTGCTGCAACTGGAATCCGAGCCGCTGACCAAACTGTTACAGGAAAATACTTACCGGGAAATGCTGCTGCGCCAGCGGGTCAATGAAGCCGCCCGCGCCTGTATGGTGGCTTATGCCTACGGGGCAGATTTGGATCAGCTGGGTGCGAATAACAATGTTCCCCGGCTGGTCATTCAGGCGGCTGACGATACGGCTATCCCGCCACTGCCGGCCGTTTATGAATCGGATTCTGATTTCCGGATGCGCATCCCGCAGGCGTTTGAAGGGATGAGTGTTGCCGGGCCGGTCGGCGCTTATGTTTTTCATGCACGCAGCGCTTCCGGGCTGGTAGCGGATGCTTCGGCCATCAGTCCGGAACCTGCCTGTGTGACCGTCAGCGTGCTGTCACGCGAGGGTGACGGTACCGCACCGGCTGAACTGCTGACCCTCGTTGATAAGGCACTGAATGATGAGAATGTGCGCCCGGTGGCTGACCGCGTGACCGTGAAATCCGTTGAGATTATCAATTACACCATTGACGCGGTGCTTTATCTGTTCCCGACACCGGAATCTGAACCGATTGAAGCGGCAGCGAGGGAACGGATAGCGCGGTATGTGAAAGAGCAGCACCGTATCGGGCGTGATATCCGGCTGTCGGCCATTTATGCCGCCCTGCATGTTGAGGGGGTTCAGCGCGTCGAACTGAAAAGCCCGGCAAAAGATATTGTGATCAGCAATACCCAGGCGTCATTTTGTACTGATGTGACGGTGACGGTCGGAGGTTCCGATGAGTAGCCGCCTGCTGCCGACCGGATCCAGTCCGCTGGAACTTGCCGCTGCTCAGGCGTGCGCAGAAATACAGCGCGTGCCGGTACCGCTAAAAACCCTGGTCAATCCTGATACCTGTCCGTTGCATCTGCTGCCCTATCTGGCGTGGGCGTGGTCGGTTGACCGCTGGGATGCAGACTGGCCGGAGCGGACAAAGCGGGACGTTATCAAAGCGTCAATGTTCGTTCACAAGCATAAGGGCACCATCGGGGCGCTGCGGCGTGTCGTGGAGCCGCTCGGCTATCTGATCAGCGTCACTGAGTGGTGGAAAACCGGTGACCGGAACGGGACATTCCGCCTGACAGTCGGTGTATCGGAAACCGGCATCACCGAAGAAACCTATTACGAGCTGGAGCGCCTGATATTCGACGCAAAGCCAGTCAGCCGCCACCTGCTGGGATTGTCTATTAACCTGAGCACATCCGGCAATTTTTACTGCGGTGCTGCCGCCAACACCGGCGACACGCTGACTGTTTATCCCTACATACCGGAAACGGTACGGGTGGAAAGCGCGGACTATCTCGGTGCCGCACTGATAACCATTGATAAAGTGAGAGTAAACCCATGACAGCAAAGTATTTCGCTATCCTGACGAACTACGGCGCGGCACAGCTGGCGAACGCTGTCGCGCTGGGTACACAGATGAATATTTCCGCAATGGCGGTCGGTGACGGCGGCGGCACACTGCCGGTTCCTGATCCGGCACAAACAAAGTTAGTCCGCGAAACCCGCCGGGCGGCAGTCAATCAGGTATCGATTGACGAGAAAAACCCGAATTTCATCATTGCCGAACAGGTGATCCCTGAAAATGAGGGCGGTTGGTGGATTCGCGAAATCGGTCTGTTTGATGATACCGGTGGTCTGATCGCAGTCGGCAACGCTCCGGAAACCTACAAGCCGAATTTACAGGAAGGGTCTGGCCGGACACAGGTCATTCAGATGGTGCTGATGGTCAGCAGCACTCAGGCCATCACCCTGAAAGTGGATCCGTCCGTGGTGCTGGCAACACGGGAGTATGTGACCAAAAGTATTGATGCTGCAATTCAGGAATCAGAGACTAAAGCAGCGAGAATTTACGCAACTAAAACTGAGTTAAGTTCAGGGTTGTCGGGTAAACAGCCGACAGGCGACTACGCAACCAGGACGGAATTAAATGACGCTCTGTCAGGTAAGCAGCCAACCGGCGACTATGCCACAAAAACAGAAGTAAACAGCAAGCTCGCCAAAGACCAGAACGGCGCAGATATCCCGAATAAAGATACCTTTATCAAAAACCTTGGTTTACCGGAATTGCTGGATAAG